TTGAGTACGCAGAAGCATTTGGCCTTAGTAATGAGCGCATGGCATGGCGCAGGGCTAAGGTGCATGAGCTGCGAAGTATTAAATTGTTTGATCAAGAATATCCAGCCACTGCACAGTTAGCTTTTACAAATTCAGGAACCGAGAGCTATATACCTGCTTTAGACGTACTCAAAGCACGCAAGCGCAAAGTTGAGGGTAACGGACCTCTAATAATGGGGTGTGACCCAGCAGGAAGTGGAGGGGATAGGTTTAGCATTTGTGGGCGCAGAGGTAGAGCCATGACGTTTCTTAAATGGAGAAATAAACTTAAGGCTCAAGAGGGATATCAGTGGTGCAAGAAAACTATTATCAAAGAAAAACCTGCTAGATTTTATATTGATGTAGGAAATATAGGAGGCGCTATATTTGACTTATTAAAAGCTGACGGTGACATAAAGCCGGGCATCATCAAAGCAATAAATTTTGGGGGAAAATCACAGCATAAAATGCAGCAAGAAAATCTAAAAACCCCTAAGCCCGGACCAAAGAACAGGCGCGCCGAAATATGGATGCGTATGAAATATTGGCTAGAGGACGAAGATGAGCTGGTATCAATATATGATCTTGACGCACTACAGGGTGATATTACTGGCCCCAGAGAAAAAGGCACCCTTACGAATGACTTACTTTTAGAGAGCAAAAAAGATATGAGATCGCGCGGCGTAAGGTCACCTGATCTAGGAGATGCTTTAGCACTGACGTTCTCATCCCTTACACGCATCAAGGATTACGTTGACAAAAAAGAGGTCAAAGCACAATATGGGGATATCGACAGCAGGGCAGCAGAAGTTTATGCACCCGCCGAAAACACTAGTAATGGATGGATGTGTTAAAATGAGCAACGGTGAAAAAATACTTGGCCAGACGGTAAAAGCTACAGCACAGGATGAGTTCAGAGCACAGTTTAAAAAAGCAGAAAAGCCAGATGATTTTGACACCGCCGATAACTTTTTAAAATATGTAACACAGCTATTTGATAGTGATTTACAGTTTGATAAGGAGAACCGTGACGCAGCTATTGAAGATGCTGAATTCATGGTTGGGGACCAGTGGGATGAGTTCATAAAGAGGCGCAGAGTATCAGCAAAAAAACCAACACTAACATTCAATAGACTACCTGCATTTGTTGCCCAAATAGTTGGAGACCGCAGACTTAATGAGACTGATATCAAGATCGTAGCAGATGATAACAAGCATAAAAATGCAGCGCGTATACGAGAAGGGTTAGTGCGCAGCATTCAGAGAAATTCACGTGCGAACACAGCATACACTAAAGCATTAGAAAACCAAGTTATAGGGGGTATGGGTAGCTTTGAAATATGCTTGGAGTATGCCCATGATGACGTTTTTGAGCAAGATGTAAAAATAAAAGAAATACCAAATGCACTCGCAGTTGTATGGGACCAGATGTCAGTTGATCCTTCTGGAAAAGATGCAGGACACTGCTTCAAAGTACAGACTATGAAGAGATCAGTTTTCAAGCAGGAACATCCTGATGCAGTAGCAGGAGACCCAAGTACTGATGTGAGAATTTTAGGCTACGATATTGACAGGTCTTGGATAACTCAGGATGAAGTACGTATTATAAAATTCTGGCGTATGCGGACACGTAAAAGGATTGTCGCGCTAGTTAGAGACGAGGATGGTACAGAAGACGTTGAAGACGTGACTGACAAGGACCCGGAAGAATGGCTAGATCGTGTAGTACCTTCCACTAACGGTACCCCTATAATGAGGGAGGTGGACCGTAAATACGCACAGCTCTATGCCTTAACAGCTACAGATATTCTTGAAGGACCTTACGAATTACCAATTCATAGGGTGCCTATATTCTCTGTACCCGGATGGAAAGTTAACGTAGGAACAGATGTTCACAGATTTGGCTTGATTAGGTTTTTAAAAGACCCGCAGAGGCTGCACAATTATTGGCGGTCTATCATAGCTGAGAAGCTAATGCTGACACCAAAAGGAAACTGGATTGCCACAGAGGAAGCCGTGGAAGGCCGGGAGAAACAGTGGCGAGAGAGCCATCTATCAGATGACCCGCTACTTGTATATGATGGCACCCAGTCAGCGCCAATACGTGTACCACCTTCACAGATAGAGGCAGGGCTTATTGAGCAAGCCGGTATGGCGGCTCAGGATTTGCGAGACATCTCTAATCTACACCAGGCCAGCCTTGGTCAGCAGTCTAACGAGGTATCAGGGGTTGCCATACAGGCTCGTCAGCGCGTGGGAGAGACAGGCACAGTCATATACCAAGATAATCTCAACTTGGCTATTGAAGAGGCTGGAATAGTAGTTAACCAACTTATTCCACATGTGTACGACACTGCCAGAACAATAAAAATACTTGGGGTTGATGGGAAAGATATACCGGCTGTAGTTATCAATGATGAAACAGATGTAAATTCTGTAGACATCACTGCTGGAAAATATTCTGTAACCAGCACGACCGGGCCAAGTTTTGCTACTAAACGTATTGAGGCATCTGAGAGTATGCTTAATATGGTTAATGCAGTGCCGCAGACGATGGCGGTTGCCCTTGATAAAATTGTCGAGGCGCAGGATTGGCCGGGAGCTACAGAGATAGCTCGTAGACTTCGAGAGCAGCTCCCTCCAGGGACTATTAGTGAAGACGATATGTCAGATGAGCAAAAAGAACGTGCGGCTCAACGGACAGCAGAAGTGCAGCAAGAACAGGCTAAGACAGATGCTATTTTAGAGATAGAAATGAGGCTTAAGTCTTCACAAGCTGATCAAGCATCAGCGTTAGCGGCACAAGCAGAAGCTAATGCTATGAAATCAATATCCGAGGTGGGTGTTGCTAAGTTTAAGGCAGTGGCCGACGTAGAAAGTACCCGGATAAAAAATATGCTGGATGCGATGGAAAAATTTGACAAAATTACACAATCAGAAAATAGTAACATAGGAGAATAAAATGGCTGACGGCAGTGTAAAAGACGGGACAGAAAATTTTGTTATTCATGAGGTAGACGGGAAAAGCATGGCAAGCTCCGAGGGAAGTATAGGCTCAGCAGAAGGTGCTAAAGGTGATGTACAAGACGCTGAGGTTTCTGTACCTTCTAAGGATGCTGTAGAGGTCAGTGATGTGGAAGATGCTGAGGGTGCCAGTGGTGTTTCTGATGAAATAAATGAAGATGAGGGTGGTGTTTCTGATGAAATAAATGAAGATGACACAATACCCGGTGAGGGCACTGAGGGTAATGATGATCCGAAGAAAAAGGTATCAGCTAAGAGACGTATTGGTCAGCTAACTAAGGCTCGTAGAGAGGCTGAACGAGCTACAGAAATAGAGAAAGAAAGAAATTCCGCTCTATTAGCACGACTAGATGCTATAGAAAATAAATTGACGCCTGAGCAAGGTGGTGATAAAGATATATCTTCTGGCGATAGTAATGCCGAGGAGGAGGGTAAGCCCAATCCCGATAAATTTACTTACGGTGAACTTGATGCTGAGTATCAAGATGCTATCTTGGAGTGGAAACTCGATCAACGAGAAGCCAAGAGAGATAAGAAAATACGAGAAACCCGGCAGGAAGAAGCCGAGCAGGCCGCAGCCTCGAAATTCAACACAGACTATGAGGACAAAGTAGCAGCAGGTGCGGGAGCCTACGAAGACTTTGAAAAAATAGTTATTATAGGAGCAGGAGACCAGGCTAAGGGCATTGCCCCAAAGTATGATCTCAGCCCAGACTTCGCAAGGATGGCTGTTAATAGCCCAGTAGGGCACCATGTGATCTATGAAGTAGCAAAAGACCCTGAATATTCTAGGGAATTGGCAAAAATGACGCCTGAACATCAGGCTCAAGAATTCGGTCGCCTAGCAGCGCAGTACACGTCTAAGGACGCCTCACCGAAAAATAAAAAAGTAACAAGCGCGATGCCGCCACCTAAAGTGAAAGTTAATGGGTCAGGCGTCGTTAACAAGGCGGCTAAGGACATGACATTTTTAGAGTTTGAGAAAAATGCACGTGCCGAAGGTTTGCTACAGTAAAAAAAGGTGATTAGCTATGTCTAATGAGTTCCTAGACGCCACTGAGTACTCCAAAGTTATGCTTCTTCTTTTGAAGAATGCTTTGATTGCAGGCCGCATGGTGGACGGCCAATTTAAAAATGAGGTTACGGACGAAAATGGTCTATCAATAAATATAAAAAGGCCACCGCAATTCGTTGCCCAAG